TTCCTTCTCACATAGGTCATTTTGGGTCAAAACTGAACATCCGAGCAAGGCGTTAAAAAACCGCTGAACGGCTTGAAATCAACGGATTTCCAAGACTTTTCAGCGGATGTCATTTTGGTTGCGGGGGCAGGATTCGAACCTACCTTCGCACATTGAAATTTCAATGTTTACACAGTTGTTTCCTTCAATGTTTCCTAAAGGCAAAGGAAAAACCGCCAGTTTCCTGGCGGCTCTTCCCATGTCTTTGGAGGTAACGAAATGCTCGTCGTTTTCTACTTAACGACTCTGGTCTTCCTCGATGGCTCGGTATAGGACAAAGCCAGCTCAGAATCGCCAAAGCCCTCGGTCGTGTGATCCTGCAGCACGCCTACAACTGCGACGATAGATGCGCACAGCACATACGGATTCTTGAGGATCCCCATCAGGGATTCACCGAGTGCAGCCCAGGATGTCAGAGACTCCGGAGAGATCCCGGATGCCGCCAGGATGACAGCAACGATCTCGATCCAGAAGTCGATTCTTTTGATTCTCAGTTTCCAATTCATAAAGCACCACTCCTATCTGTCTTCTTCAAGTACTTTAATACGAGCTCCGTGATCAGCGACAGTTATATTCAGTTCATCGATCTGTTTACCATGCCGTGTGATCCTGCTCTCATGATTATTAAGATTCCCTTCAAACGCCTGCAATGTAGCGTTGAGGCGCGCAATGTTCACATTCAGTCTCACGATCGGCGCCACGACCGCGATGAGGGCACCGATGAGCCCAACCGCTTCAATAAAGATTGTGTCTGTCATGCCTGCCGGCCTCCTACCCACTTACCGCTTCCATCAAACGTCTCAATAATGCTGACGTTTCCTGTGGCCATGTGCCCATCCTTTTTCAAGAAATAAGACGCTCCGCCCCAGCTCAGCCAGCTATCTGACAGCATGTGTCCGTCTTTACCGACATAGCACCAGCCGGCGCTATCCTTCTGCCAGGCGCTCGTGATCATCCGCCCATCGCTTCCGACATAGCACCAGCCGGTGCTATCTTTTCTCCAGGCGTTCTTTTCCATCTTGCCGTCGTTGCCAAGATAGCACCAGCCCTTGCTGTCCATCCTCCATGTGTTTCTCACCTTGGTGCCGTTTTCATAGTAGTACCACTCTCCACCTTCAAGACTCCATCCTGTCTTCGCCCCTCCGGTGATCCTCGCCCGTAGCGCAATCCACTCTGTGCTTCTCTTTGCGTAGTAGAGCGGGCACTGTTTTTTGCTCGCATCATAATGGCGGACCACATGATCTGCAGGCACACCAAACTGTTTCATAAGATACGGCACAAGCTCAGACAGATAACCAATCTCCTTTTCTGTATACGGCCTGTCTCCATTCATGCACACCTCGATGCCGATGCTGTTCGCATTGCTGATACCATACTTGCCACCGCCGTCTCCGCAGTGCCACGTGAAGTGTGTCTTCGGATCTGCGTATTCCCAGACCCCACTATCATCGACGAAGTAGTGTGCACTTGCCTGGCGATCACCACCTGCAAAGTACTTGCAGTTAGCCAGCGCGCTCCCTGCTGCACTCGTTCCAGAGCCAGTGTAATGCAGAACGATATACTTCACGCTCATAGATCTCTTTTGTATGTTGAACAGCCCATGCTGTTTATTGATCTTCATCAGTTTCCCCTTTCTACTCGCAGCGCGTTCTCTTCCATTTCGTATATACCAAAAAGAGGCGGGCCATTTCGACCCACCATCTTTCACCGAGTTGGTATATCCAGTTGGTATACCAACTTATATCTTTTAATTAACTTTAATTAAGCCGAATTAAAAGCGAGTTAGTTGACTGTGAATGTTGGAATTCAGCCATTTCTAACTCGCCTTTATCTTTTAATTAACTTTTAATTAACTATCATGGCAGCTGCCATTCGTCGTATTTTCCTGACGTAGTGTACCTACGAATCGTATCATCGCTGAGATTCTGGATACCGTAGATCATACCGTCAACACCCTTGGAGTAAACGCCAGGATACTTCTGATTGTACTCAGTTGCGATTCTGTAAGCCTCAGCGGTATTACCACTGGAGTATGCCATGTAAGCCTTCTGCCTGTAGTAATCCTTGTAATGCTCGGCTTCCTTCTCACGGATCGTGTTGCTCGACACACCGTACTTGCCCAGGATACTTGTCACCCTGTTCACGCCGGCACTGTCGCCTGCATCCATTGCTTCGTAGTACGAGCTCATGTAATGCGTCGTGATACTGCTGACCACATCGTCTCTCGTGTAGCCGGTCACGTCGGTGATAACGTTGATGTAGCGGTCTGCTTCGTCATAGTTCTCCGCATCAATGGCATCGTACATCAGATCAGATGCAGCGCTCTTCACCTTCTTGTCCACGTCATACTCGCCGTATCCATACTTTTCAAGGACTCCGTAGAGATCTTCGAGTCTATTGGTGTCGCCCATCTCGACCGCGTCGCTGATGGAAGATACCAGCGCCTTGCTCTTCTTGTCATCGATGTCTTCTGCGGTAATGCCAACGCTCTTGAGATCCTTCTCCTGTTTGCTGACATCTCTGCCAGCAATGACATCATCCTTGAAGTTCGGTGCATACACAGACCATGCTCTCTTCTGGATCGCCTCGTCAGTGAATACCAGGTTGCCCTCATCATCCCTGGCTTTGCTCTTAAGAAGCTGCTCCCGGATATCCTTTGCGCTCTCATCGTGCCCAGCTTTCTTCGCGTTCAGGTAGTGGTCAATAAAGATGTTCTTGTTCGATTTGTAATCCTCATTGAGTTCCCACCTATCCTGCAGGTAGTCCCCGTACTCCTTCTCGCTGATCGCCCGGAAGTAGATATTCTGAATACCGATCAGTTCCTTCCGGATGTTCGCTGCCGGAACACCGAAGAGTTCAGCAACAGATTCTGCAGCACGCTCGATGTAGTACCGACCTGAGTATCTCGTGTCGCCGTCCTCATCGATCCACTTCTTCATGTTCTGCGCATTCTGGATCAGGCTCTGCGGCAGCTGGTACATCGGGTTCGGTGCCTCGTAGCCCTGCAACATGTTGAGCATATCCTTTGTCACCGGCAGCATCATCAGCGGATTGATGTTGTCCTTGAAGTCCTCGATGAAGTATCCGGAGATCCAGTCGTACATGAAAGACCCTTCCTCGAATCCCATGTTGACCATCATCTGCTGGAGCCTCGAGAGTTCCTTCTCTTCATCATCGTCGTCATCGTCCGGCAGATAAGACTCTCTGATCGCGCTGATCAAGCTGGCCATCAGCGATACCGCCACAGCATTGGCAACGAATACGCCCACGCCTCTTGAAGCCGCTTTGGCAGCCGCTGCCTTGTGGCCTGCGCGTGCCTCTTCCTGTGCCTTGGTGAACGCAGTCATGATCGTGTTGACCGAGATCGTCGGCTCTGCCATGAATGCGGTCATTGCCTTGGTCAGTGTGTTCTGCGAGCGCATGAGCTGCGATCTGTGCAGCACACTGTCAACGACCTGTGTCCGGTCGACGATGTGGCGGAACCGCTCATTGACATGCTGTCTATACTCGGCGCTGTCATACTCGAACTTCAACTTACCTTTCTTCATGAGATCCTTCGTCTCACGTTCGACGGCATCGAAGATCGCTCCCCAGCCAAGATCATCAGCCTTGCCGTACATATCGAAGAACAGCTTATCAGACAGATGCTTGTCCCCCATCATGGTGTCACGCATGGACCTATGGATATCTGTCTGCGAATAGCCCCAGTGTTTCCACTCAGCGATCGGGCAGATCTCCCACATGCGCTTGTGGCTGCCACGCTTTGGCGTACCAACGAAGTACTTAGGATCGATCTCGTTAAACGCTCTCACGACCGCCGTTGGCTGCTGTGCGAGTACTCTGATCGACAGACCGATCTTCGCTGCCTTCCAGTTACGGAGCAGTTTCTCAAAGCCCTGGATATCCGCGACCTCGCTGCCATAGTTGCCGTTCACGTTCTTCAGCAGTGTCTCGATGTAGTCCGCTGCCCACCGGCCGTGCTTCTGCTCAATCAGTTCCTTGACGGATCTGTGATACTTCTGCTTCTTAGGATCATATTCCCTGTACTGGTAGATCCGGTCGAAATCCTCAAGGATCGGCACGAACGAATTATACTGCGACATCTGATTGATGTGCGCTGTCGTCACTTCGAAGAAGTCATCGATCACGAGCGGGTTGTTCGCATACTCGTTGACGTTCTTCGTCATGCCCTGGTTCTTGATCTTCTTATCACGCTGCAGTTCCAGGTTACTGCCGGCAATGAATTCCTTAGCGGACTGGATCGGAAAGTAATTGTCTTCAGTGAACTTCCTGTATCCGTAGAGTTTCATTGAAGTTTCGTTGCCCCACTCGGATGTGGTCTTCAGATACTTCAGCATCGCTTCTGCCGCATCGATCTGTTCCTTGCTCATCTTGCTCAGGATACTCGTAATGTCTTTATACGTCAGTTCCGATCTTGTCTTCTGTAGTTCTCTGTTGAGCAGGTATTCTTTTACTCCGCCCTTGAGAGTTCTCTTCACCTTTGTCGGTGCGATCACGATACCGCCACCAAGCAGATGCTTTCTGGCCTGCTCACGTTTGTTGAGTGCATACAGGCTCATCACCTGGGCACCGGTCATCTCTACCGTCTTGCCGTTCTCAAGCTCGTACTTCTCAGACTCCTCAGTCCACTTCTTGATCAGACTGTTGTTGCCGATCTTAGCGGTATTGCCCCACTTGCTCGTGATGTTCTTCTCTATGTACTCCTGCGCTTCAGAAAGATGCTTGATGTGTATATCCTGTGCAAGCGTGAGCTGCTGGTATAGTTTCTTGAACACGTTCAGGCCGAGCCTATCGAAGAAGTGTACCGGCGTTGCATCGCTCTTGAGGAACTTCTTGATGACGCCATCCTTCAGCTTCTCGCCCTTCTGTGCTTCCAATTCGTCCATGAGCTCTGTGGCCATATCCGCACGGCTCTGCTTCAGACCTTCGGTCAACGCTTTGTCAGCGTTGTTGACCTGCCACGATACTGCGTCGAGCACCAGGCGGACCGTCCGCAGCTGCTCAGCATCAAGCGTCGCAAGTCTACTACCATCGAGATCCTCCAGCATCTGCATCCACTCGTACACCTGATCATCCGGCTCAATGTAATCAAACAGTTCTTTGTCGGATGCAATGCCAGCATAGATTTCGCGAAGTTTCCTCAGATTAAGGATTCTTTCGCTTGGCACATTGCCATGCTTTCTTGCCCATTTATCTGTGCGTGCATTCTCGAAGTCGAGCCATCCAAGCATCTCCGCAACTGCTGCACGATACTTCTCCGGGATGTGCTGAGAATCAGTAGGCTTCAGGAGCTTCTGTGAGAGCCTCTGAGTCGTTTTATAGATGCGGTCGAGGGTTTTCCTTCTGGATGCAGTATCGGCCCTTCTCTCGCGTGCTTTTTCCCTTTGGCGGCGGTAAAGCTCTGCCTGCTTCTGCAGCCGTTCTTTACCCTTTGCGCGCTGTGCTTCGACCGCCAGCTTCTTGTCTTCCTTCATCTCGGCAATGCGCTTGTCGCGGTCTTTTCTCCACTGCTCGCGTCGTGCTTCCCACTTCGCTCTTTCCTTCTTCACCGCAGCGTCTTTCTCTGCAGCTTTCTTGTCAGCGAAGGTGAGGTCCGGAGCAATCTGTTCAGCCACATCATCGAGCAGTCTGTCGATGATCTCGTTGACCTCGGTATCTCTGTAGCCGCCCATGATGCCCATATCCACATCATCAGGCATGACGCCTTCGACATCTTCATCCTTGTATGCTTTGCGCACCGGGTTCCGTGCTTCCTGACTGTCGGCCGCCTCGATGATCGCGATCAGTGTATCGATGCCGGAGTTGTCACCTTCGACATTAAACTGCTCACCGAACTCATCCGCAATGCCATCGATAAAGGAATCGTAAGACTCGCCGCTGTTCACAGACAGAGTGACGATGCCCTTGTGCGCTGCACGGAATTCTTTCCAGCCGCCTACGCGGTCGAAGTCACCGATCAGATTCTGCGGGATCAGGATTTTCAGCGGACTACCGCCCTGACTCTTTCTTGCATCAAGGAACCGCTGTCTCAGATCCGCAAGATCGGATGCCCCGGGGATCTCTACCATGTCGTAGGAACTATCTGCAACGGACCGCGCAATGCCCTGGACATAGCCATAAATATCCGCGAAGTCATCGCCGCGCTTGATCATGGTGAACAGTTCTTTGACCGCCTTGATGGTCTGATTCAGCGAGAAGTCGCTGGATGTATCCGCAAGCAGCGCCCTTGCCACACGTCTCGCGTCGGCGTCACTCGCCTCCCTGCCATACGTTCTGCGCTTATCACGCTGCAGGCGTTCGACCTTGCTCTGCAGGTTTGCGATCTCGCGGTCACGGTCGGATGCAAGAGAGAACTGCGGCTGATGGCCCTTTGTGACGTCCGTCGTTTCCATGAAGTTTTTCACAACGTCGACATCACGCTGGTTAAGATCAGACAGGAGCCCTCCGGACTCAGCGAGTGCTTCGATCTCGTCTGCGATCGGTGCGACCTTCTTGCTGCGTTTTCCTTCGAGGACCGCGTCGGCATCAAGCCCTTCAGCAATCAGATCAGCCATGCTGCCGAAAGCGTCGTTCTCTGTCGGGAACTTCATCCGGACATCATCCTGCGGTGTGAATTCTCCATCTACAGTCAGAAGCGAGAAGTCCTCCAGCATTTTGTAGTATCCCGGATTGATCGAGCCATCTTCCATGTACAAGAACTGCGAGAACTTCGGTGTGTAGTTTCTCGCTTTGCACCAATCCGCGTACTCTTTGACAACGCTCTGGATATCGCCCCACTGTTCTTTTGGCAGCAGCTTGCCATCCTTGCCGTGGCTCAGCTTGTGCAGTTTGCCATCCCAGTCAAAGTCACGTTTGACCGCCTTGCCTTCCTCGTCTTTTGTGTTCTGGAAGTCGGTATAATCTGTAAACGCGTCCACGTTCGTCATCTCTGCAACGATCGGGTTCAGCGAAGATTTGTGGTACGGAATGACCATCATGATGTTCGGATCTGCGAGCATCTTTCGGATCTGTTCATCAGAAACACCTACCGCGATCGTACCGACGTTCTCCTTGTATCCTTCCGCGTGGATCAGTTTCTCCGCCTCGTCATACGGGAACGTGCCTTCCACATTCCAAACATAGTTGCCGTTCTTGTCAAGGCCGACTGCCTTGCCGCCTTTTACAACATCCGGAACCAGCGACAGATTGATCTTGATACCGGTGAGACCGAACTGTTTCGCAAAGAGCGCCTCCTTCGTGTATGCATGAGCCGGCAGTCTCTTTGCTGCAAGATCCGCCACCATCTCCACGTAGTCGAAAACCATACGCGGCACATAGTCAGAGAACGACTGGATCCTGACGCCGCCGACCTTATACGCCTTGTTCCTGCTGAACGTCTTGTTTCTGGAGCCGATGATCTCGTGGAAGTACTGCACATCACCGAACGAAGACTTCGCGCCGCCGGTGCCCTTCTTCGCATTGTAGATCTTCATCAGCTTCGGATTCTGCACCTGGAAATTCTCAAAGCCGACAGACGACATCATATCGCCAGTCCGCATGAGCTTTCTCTGAGAAGGATCCTCAAGCAGGAGTTTCGCCGCCCTGGAAGGAACGCCCTTGCTCTTCGCCACCTTCTTCAGGTATGTGAGGTCCAGATCAGAATCCTTCATCGTGTGGATGCCATCCTCGACCATGCGGGCTGTATTATCCTGCCCGAAGTTGAAGTGCGAGATCTTACTCTCATCCTTATACATGGACTTCACAAGATCATTCCACATATCCCTGAATGTCATTGCAGTCTGCTGCTGACGGTATCTTCTTGCCTCAACGAAGCACAGAGCACACGCTGCCTCGAAGCCGTTCTTCCGAATGATGTCGTTCATCTTGACGACGAATGCAGCGCTGTCCTCCTTGTTGAGATCGAACCGGTCGAAGAAGCCACGATTCACGAGCTCATTGAAGATGGCGTCCAGCGTCCTTCTCTTTTTACAGATTGTCGAAAAGTCCATGTTCATCTTGTACTCAGAATTGTTCTTGACCGCAGAGAAGATCGGACGGCCATTCGCGCCGGTGATGACTTCAGCATTTGACCAGGCGGTGAACGGCAGATATCTCCCGGTATCCGCATAGTCTTTGCAGACATCGTAGATCTTCTCCATCTCCGTCCGGATCTGATCTGCTTCGTCCTGATCCATCTCGCCTTCAAGTACCATCTTATCCAAGTACTTGTTCAGCACCGCGCGGCCCTTGTCCTCATACGTTGAAATTGAGAACTGGACACCGCCAGCCCTGTCGAACTTCGCTACAGGATTACCGTTGGAATCAGCCACGGTCTTATCGGTGTGGTCAAGCTCGCTCATCGGCGTGCTGATAGAGTATCGAATATCGGGATCCTCTGTTGGGCTCTCATTCGTCACGTTCTTAATTTGATCGGACCTGAAAGCAAGCGCAATCCGGCTGGATTCTCCGGTGTTTCTGTCTTCCCAATCAGTAACAAATCCATCAATGCCAGTAACATCAGTGAGAACATCATAGAACTGTTCGGCCTCGTTATAATCACGAATAGCCATGCCGCCCATCACTTCTTGAACGATATCCATATCGTTATCATTCAGGTCGAGAATTGTACCAGCAACCTCGTCGATGGCTGCATCAAGACTCTTGTCGTAGGTGTAAGTGTAGTTGCTGATCCAGGTATCCTTAGCAGCAGCGGCAACATCGCCGTCATAGTCTTCTGCCAGACGCTGTGCTTCTGCATCGACCGTTGCCTTAATGAGTTTCTTGAGCTCACTGCGTTTGATCGTCTTCTGATCAGATGCTGCAGGGCGCGTGATATTCACATAACCCTCGATAAGCCGTCCACCGTAGTGCCTGGATACATCCTCGCGATCAGACGTGTAGATTCCGTATCCTTCCGCAGTACCATTCTTTCCGCCCTGGCTAAAGTCAAAGACGGTGAACTCGTTATTGGTTCCATGGTACATAACCTTAAGGCGGCCCTGTTCATCGCGGATCTTGCTATCCTTAAAGTATTCCTGCTGGCCTTTGGTGAGCTGGCGACCAGTGGAGTCCTCTGCGAGCGAGAACTGCACCTGCGAATCCTTAAAGGCTTTCGGCACGTTCTCATAATCGATCTCAACGCCTGCAGCCTCCAGCTCTGCGCGCAAAGACGGCGTTACAACATTAGCGGGAATACTGATCCCAGTGCCGTCCATGATATCAGCAATCATTCCAGCTACTTCAGTATCCGGGATAACACGTTCGGGCTTAAAGTACCTGGACAGAATGACACGTCTCGGCTTCCCAATCTTGCCAAGTTTCCCAGCGACAGGGCCGGCCTTCCATTGAGTTTCGCCAACAGAGTCCTTCGCTTTCTCTGCTTTGTACCCGCTGGTCAATTCGCTTTCCGGGACGTAACCTTCTACAACAACCATATTAGGTCTTGCATATGCTGAAGAAAATTGATCGTTCAATGGCGAAAGAGATGTATGAATATAAGGGTTGTATCTTGCCTTGATCGACTTGCCATTGCCTTTATTTAAGACAAAGTACTCTTTCCCGTTCTCGTTTACTACAAGATCAGGCCTCTCTTCGGCTTGCTCCCATTTACCAAGCTCGGTGCCACCGTTTAAATCACCTTTTACAACTGCAGCCATTGGCGGATACAATCTTCCATCAATGTACTGCATCGCTCTGTAGACTTTGACCTTCTTCTCATTATTCAACCTCTTCACAAGGCCGGGATCCATCTGGCTTTCTGAGATAGAAAACTGCTTGTCAGAATCCACAACATTGTTCTCGAAGTCTACTGCGTCTTGTTCTTTCTGTGTATTTTGGTTGCGGGATTGTTTCTGTCTTGGTATATTATCTGTAGAAGCGGACAGGGTCCTGGCGGATTTATCGCTTACCCGCGCTTCTTTTTTTATTTCAAAATCGGCAGGCTTAACTCCTACCACGTCATACAACTCCATTGTGTTATATGTTGTATAAGCTACAACCACACTCGCTTTATACTTTCTGCCATCCACAAGTAATAAAACTTTACCGCGTCCAAAATCAACAATATCATCTGTCCGCTGATGGTCAGGTCCCTCATTTACCCAGTTCGTTGCCGCATAAAGGATGTCGAACGGGTGTGCAATGGCACTCATTTTATCTACGTAACGCTCCGAGTATTTCTTCTTTAAAGCCCTTGCTGCTCTTGACGCAACCATCTCCCCTTCATCTCTATTCGTGATTCCAATCACCTGCCCATAGACTGGAATTCTTTTATAACGAGAAAAAATATCTTTGACCTCTTTTATGTTTTGATTCTCCGGCAAATCTGAACGAACGGCGTCGTTTACTACAACTACCAGTCGGTTGTCAGTAGTTTTACCAACACTATACTGTTTCCCGTCTTTGCCTTCGCTCTCACCGAGATCAAGCCCCGCATTCTCCCTCGCCGCCTCAGCAGCGTCGAGCCACATCTGGCGAGCTTTGTTTAGATCGGCCTCCATGCCCTTCCACTGAGACCCATGCGTCTTGAAGAACTTCAGGATCTTGTCGATCATGTTGAGCATGACGCCCTTGATCTTCTCGGCCAGCGTTGCATCGTATGCAAAGAGACGCTCAACAGTCTGCTCGTTGTTGAGGAACTCATATGCCATGTCCGCGACGATCTCATCAATCGCCTGATCTCTGGTCAGCTGCACACCGGCATTCCCATAGTCGACCATCTTCTGCTCAACCATGCGCTCCCACGCCTGCATATCGTTATCGGTCTTAGCCTTGATGACGAACTCGACAAGCGCCTGGTATTCCTTCGGTGCATATCTCTGCAGATGATGTGTGAACTCATGAGAGAAGACGACCTCCAGCGGCTTCACTTTTGTATCGGCATCGATGTTCAGATGGATGCCGTCTTTGTCGTACCAACCTTCAGAGCTTTCCGGATTACCGGAGTCAGCCGTTGTTCGTGCAGTCTCCAGGGTGATCTTTACGTTCAGCGCATCCTGCAGGATCTGCATGTCTTCGATCGCCTTTTTTGCCTTCTCGCTGCCGCGCTCTTTTTCGTTCAGATTCGATGCAACATCGTGATCAAGCTTAGGCTTTCTTTTGCCGCTCTTCTTCGCAGCTGCAATCTTTTTCTCTGCAGCCTTCACCATTTCGGACCGTGCGCGTCTATCCGCTTTACCAGCCTCGAACGCAGCATTGATCTGATCATCGGTGAGGAACTGCATCATATCCGTCCTTCTCGGCAGCGTCGCATTCGGCTCGCTTGCACGGCCGATAGCGTAGGCATCGGAGAAGCCTCTAATCATGCCCTCAAGCTCGTTTGCATCCACGTTGGATAAATCCCCCATAGACTTACGGAAAGCCTGCGACGCGCCTGTATTATCGCCAAATACGGCGTCTGCATATGCAAGCAATGCACGGGATTTGTCGTTTCTCTGCTCAGCGATGTAATGAACCTCGTTCTGGTTGATCATGAAGTCAACAGTAGCTTCGTTCCCCTCCGGGATACTTACTCCCGCAATCTCTTCATATGCCTCCCTAAGTGCCGGATTTGTAGTACTAAACTTCTGGAAGTCTTCTACCGTCGCCTCGCCCATCATGACGCGAGCGATCGTATTGGCGCCGTCTTCTGCCTGCTTTTCTGCCCCGGCGCGGGTCGCCTCTACCACATTGGGGTCCTCGCTCGCTTCTTCAGTCATTGCTGGCATAAGATGCTTTGCAAGAACGGCCCTCGCATTTCTTAAATGCTCCCCATACTCTGCTCCCTGTGCGCTCATACCGGCACGTCTATCGGCAGCCTCCTGCTCAGAAGCCCCCTCTGCGATAGCCTGTTCCGCTTCTTCCTCAGACTCCATTGCCCGTTCATAAGCTGCCTGAGCGGACTCCGATCTGTGCAAGAGCCTGTTGTTTTCGATTGTCTCGTCAGTAGTCTTTGCCTCGTGTTGGTACTTCTTTTGGATCTCGGCCTGCTGTTCACGCACCGCGTTGTTAAGATCAGATACATCAAGATTGCCAAGGCTCTGCCCCGCCTTGATCTGATTATCAAGACTTCTTGCCAAAGAATAAGCCTTGGTGTTTTCCGGCATAGCCAGCCCCTGGTTGATCATGTTGGCTACATCAGCATGAGCACGGATATCCGCACCCTGGCGGATGCTCTGTGCCACATCGACCGTACCAAAACCACCGCCGGATGCGAAGCCGACGAGTGCATTGTATGCGGCGTCGTGCAGCATGTTCTGGATCCACTCGCTGTTGATGTCTTCGTGCTGGTAGATCAGGTTGTCCAGCAGCGGTTCTACAATACCGGCGACCAGTTCTTCTGCACCTTCTTCTGCACCGGCAAGGCCGAGCTTCTGTACTGTGCGGACAACATCTTTGCCGGCTGTGCTTCTGATAAAGCCGAGAGATGCTTCCTCGATCTCCTTGCCCGGGCGGAAGATGCCCCTGACACCAGTCAGTTTGCCAAGCGTTTTGCCGCCTGCGAACATCATCTCAGAGAGCGATTCCACGGCAGCATTCTGCAGACCAGAAAGTACAGCTTCGTCGTGCGACGCGCCGTTGTTCCTCGCCTGGTTGTAACTCGAACCATAAGACTGGACCGCCATCTCCGGGATGAACGATCCGGGCAGGATGAAGTTGGACAGCATTCCCGGTGCCATATTCGCGGTCGTGTCGGTCACATCCATCGCAAGCTGCATCGGTTTAGATGCACCGGCCTTGTACGCCTGGTACATCTCATCGAGTTTCTTCTGCTGCTCCAGCTGTTCGCGCTCGCGCATGATGTCTTCCATTGCTTCCTGGTTGACATACTCGTTCGCCTTTACATCGTCGCCACCTCTGACAGCACCTGCAGCGCCATAGGATCCCATGAGCATATCACGGCGCCGATTCAGATTATTGCCATTCGGATGCGTTTCCGCATACTCCTTTGCCCTCTGCTGATCATTCTTGTTCGACTGGATGGATCCATATGTGGACTTCAAGCCATGCAAAGCATTCTTGATGCCGTGCTCTGCAGCGCCCTGCAGCCGCTTATACGGTGTCATCGTCTCAGGGTTCAGGCCACCATCAAGCTGTTGCTGCTGGAAGTATCTCTCTTCAGGTACAGAGATCAGTCTGGCATCATCACCTTTGCCGTCTACCACGAAGTACTCTGTCTTACGGCCGTCATCATACTTAACGGTGCGGTCAGTCTCCTGCGTCATATACTGCGAAGAGCGATCAACGCCGAGTTTATCCGTCAGCTTGCCCATCAGCGGGGAATTCCTGCGCTGCTGCCAAGTGCCGTTCTCTGCAGCCATATGAGAGTAAGAAGCGTTCAGGGAATCATTCCTTGGGTCCCGCTCATACTGATACCTCGCGGTGCCGCCCTCATATGTCGTCTTCAGCTTGCCGGCACCCTGGTTGCTCCTTCTTCTGAGCTGTGTATCATTCCGGCCATAATCAAAACGCGGCGCCCTATCATTGGCGTAACTGGCAGAAGAAGAATTGTTCCGGAGCCTTTCGCTGGCGCGCGGCTGATCATCAAAATATGTGCTGTGCCCGGTAGTCTCATAAGACACTCTGTCTCTTGCAACAGCACTCAGCCGGTCACTGGCTGATGATGTCTGCACCGGTGCGGCCGCTGCTCTGCTTGCCTGTCTGTTTTGTGTCGCTTCGCGGCGGCGATTAACTACAGCGTCAACTTGTGCCTGCGTAATGCCTAAAGATGTTTCTTGTGGCGCCGCATTCTTGACGCGAGTCTGTGCCGCCTGCATAAGTGCGTCATTCTTTTTCTTCTTCGCCATATTCTAAATTCTCCTATTTTGTCTTTTTCCTTTTGTTCACCGCTGCGGCGGTGCCAAGCAATGCGTTCCTCATTGCTGCCAGTCGATTCGAGGCTACAATTTCACCCTTGACGCCAAGGCCAGAATTCTTGATTGAACCAGTAGGTTTATTCCCACTGAGAGCAGCTGCAGCAACCTGGCCGGCATACTGGCTTACTGCCGCTGGGCTCACGCTGCCGCCACCGCCGCCAGATCCGCCGGATCTACCAGAGCCACTCCGTCCACCGCCACTGCGGCCAGACCCTCCACCACTCCCGGAATTACCCTGCTGTTTACTCCATGCGAATTTCTCTTTGTCGAGACCAAACTCCTGAGCCCACTGGCTGTCCGCCACTTTGTCTCTTGCGACCTTGTAGGCGTAATCACGATCGTCAACGCTCTTGTTGTAGTTGTATGTTCTGTCGGACTCGAAGACGTCGCGGTTGTAGTTGCGGTTGTCATTCCAGCGGTTATACATGGAGTCGTCGCGGCTGCCAAGTGCCTGCATAGCGCCAAGATTCATGTTGTACTCGCCCTGGTATCTGTCATAGGCTGCCTGCATCAGCGATGGAATCATGTTACTGAGCTGCTGGTTATAGTCGTTCTGAGCCTGCTGTGCTGCACTGACCGCCGCAGTACTCGCATATCCGCCGGTGTTGGCTGCATAGTCACCCAGCGTGTTGATCCTGGCACGATCACCAAGGCGGCCATACTGCTTCGCATACGCCTTGTACGATGCGTCAGTATTCGGATCATATGTGAACTGCTGGCGATTCACTACAGCATCTGTCAGCTTGTTGATGGCGTCACCGTACTGGCTCTGGTACGGTGTCACTTCTTTGAATGTAGTCGTTGCCATAGCGCTTCTCCTTTCTTACTTTTTCCCTTATAGCAAAAATGGCGGAGCTTTTCGCCCCACCATCTTTTTGCTTCATATAACGATCATATGATCAGCTTACCGATATCGATAATGGATACACTTTAAGCGACGTGTTTTTCACATTATCGCTGTAAGCGACAGCGTACACATGCCCCTTCACAACAGGGAAGGTCACGGAGTACGCAAATCCACCTGTAGAGTTCCCTCGAGAAACGGCAACGCCATTATCCGATACTGCGAAATAGGACGCGCTGGTTGTTTGAGTGTTGATCCAAACAACCGCAATGCCAGATGTTTCGGCAGTAAACGGAAAGCTCTTTGACCTCATTTCATTTAACTGAACTGTCATACCGTTTACATATGCAAGGAGTTTAGCCAGCACCTTCTTGGCATCTAACATGCTACCACCGCCCTTCTAAAACGGCGGAAAGCATTGCAGATTCTTACTTTACTCGCTACCCCCCCCAGTATTTCATACTGCCCGGATAAGAAGAAGTACCTGCCGCTCGTATTAGCTATTCTGATATCCATCATGCCACCAGTAGATATGTTGCACGATACGAGAGCTATCGGGTTGTAGCTGCTATCAGTTGAGTAACCAACTCCGCTCGGGGCATTCTTCGGTCTATACGCGCTATCGATCTTGAACGGCGAGTATTTCGTATTTGCAACAAATGATCCTGGGATGTAGAGCTCAATGTCATAATAGACAGTGGTCCCCTTTAGGATGACGTACTTATGCACAACGCTGAACGCGCCGTTCCACAGCACAAAATGATTACTGATATCTTTGCTCGAAGCCTTTTCTGCCAAGTTTTTCAGTTGAGTGATGATCTTTGCAGTCATTTTTTTAGCGTCAATCATTCACTATCACCTCCGAATCCCATCCTATTTCCTGTAGTGCCTGCCATAATTCATAGTCTCTTCCACTCGATGCAGTCGTGTCGAGATCCCAAAAGGATGGGTCCTGCGACCGGGTCTGAGCAATGATCTTCGACCACAGATAAGACAAGCCATCATAGTCTAAGTATTTGCCGGACATATGTGTATCCTCCTTAACTTGCTACGATAGTATCGATCTCCGCATTTGTTATCGCTGCGAGATCAAGATTGTTCTGCACAACGCTAAAGTCGGCTGCAGCATATGAGCTCACGCGATTCTTTATACAGAAGATCATATCACCAGCTTCACACGTCTCGCCAACATATGTACCCGCCGTGCCAACTACCCAGTACCAACCACTTTTGTAAGCAGTCAGATCAGAGATGTCAGATGCAGCGTTGACCGTGCCATGGAACATTGCCGCCCCAACTTTAGCCGCATCGATCGCGCTGTGAACGAATGCCGTCGTGGCGATCTGATCAGTGTTTGTGCTTGCAAACGCTGTCGGTGCTGTTGGTTTTCCAGTAAAGCCGGGCGATGCCAGCGGTGCCCTCGATGTGTCAGTTGGATGAACATGGTCTACTCTCGCAAACCCTGCCTGCGTACCAAGACTTTTTGTACCATCCATCACAGGATAAGACGTGCCTGTGCCTGCACTCGGAATCGTAGGCTTGTTTTTGATGTAATCATCAGCAGTTGTAGTTGTCTGTGACCAGTCGGCCTGCACATTGACCTCTGCACCTGCCGCGATTCCAGACAGTTTGGTCTTTTCTGCCGATGTGTAGTCGTTCGTAGATAATCCTTTGCCATCAACCTTGTCCACCTTTGAATTATCCAATGTACTTATTGCCGTATCGATCGTGACTTCACCATTGGCATAATCAATATCCGCTCCAGTCAATGTGATATTGGCACTCAGTGCCTTACCGTTTACTGTTCTCGATGTCGGCACTTTCCCGGACAGATCCACCGCAGCAATGCCACCCGTAACAACAGAAGTACCATCTACTGTCACGTCGCTGATGCCGGTATCAAGTCCATCCGCGTAAGACTTTGCGGCAGCAAGAGCATCAGACACAGCCTTCGGGGTGGCGGCCGTGCCGCCAGATGCAGCTGCCGTCGTTGCTGTCGTGGAATCAGAGAGTTTTACGTGTCCATAGTTACTGCTCGTGCCTTTGCCATACGTGGTCCCAGTCGACGCATGGCTCGCCGGCGCTCTGCTTGTATCGACCGGCTGGACATGGTCCCCGCGGGCACATGCTTTTTCGGTGCCCACTCCCGCGGGCCCAC